GCAGCAGGCCCGTCCGTTGATAGCGAGACACAATCGTATTGATATTCGTCTCCTGCCGGTGAGCTTGTTCCGTGCGGCTCTCACCTCGCACCGCTTGCACGACTCGCCTTGTACCGTTCGCACGTTCCGTCACTTCCGTCTTCACGTCACGCCTCCTTTCCGAAGCCGACCACGCCATCCTTATCAAGGTCGGCCCGCACCAGCTCTTCCAAAGCCTTCACCAGGCTGGGCAGCAGTGCAATCGCCAACGCTTCCGCCAATCGTTTCCACATACTCTATCTCCAAAAAAAGGTTAAGTATACATGCAACACGCCTGCCAATATGTGGCGACATCGTCACAGTGTCAAGACAAAAAGTCGAAGCGTCGAAAAAAGCAAAGGGCACGCCAGCCAACAACGCTGTCATGCCCTTCGCGACGGTTTCCGCCGCACCACGTCTGATAAGGGCTTTCGCCCCCCCTGCTCGCTTGCAGAGGGGGGGCGTTCGCCCGCTTTGTCTAGCTACCCGGCGGGGTCCTCTCGCCCTCGAGCAGAGAATCCAACCGACACACCAGATCCGCCGGAGCCATCGCAAGCAACTCCGCAGTCGCGTCGTCAAACGTCCCGACCATATAGAGATCGTAGTCCTCGGGATACTGCCCGAGCATCGATTCCGCGTGCCGCATTTCACTTTGTACAGCACGCTTCGCTTGCTCCGCGTTCACCATCACCATCGGCGCAGAATAAACACGCGTTTTCCGATCATAAATACTATACAATTCTCGTAACATTACAAGCTCCTTTTCAGCCGCTTCGCGGCCAACTCTTGTGCACGTTTAAGCGTCGCAAGACGCTCCGGAGTCTTCGCTGTTGCTTTCGCCACCTCCTTTCGACGAGCCTTCTTCGATCGGTACTTTTCCACGTCCTCGAGCTCAAGAATCTGATCATAGTAGCGAGGCACTCTATACTTCCGCCCATGGTCTGTCAAGTAGTCTTTGTCACAATCCGACCGATACCGCTCGTACCATGCATGGGCAATCCCAGGCCGTCGACTCATACATATATATTCTGGCTCGAGAAGCCGACATTCTCCACTGTCCAGGTCCACATCTCGACAATACCGCTTCCAAGCATGCTCGCCGTTGACTTTTTTCAGGACATATCGGGCGACGTATGCTGCACTCTGCCACGTCACCGCACCGATCCAACTGTAGCCATTCACCCACAATTTCTCGAGCTCCTCGCTCCGAAAAATCGTATTTCCTTTCGAAACCATCCATTCCGTCTTGTCCCAAAAATCGTGGTTAAACAGCAGAAAATGATAATGCGGTCGCATGGTCGAATCACCATACTCGCCACACATGAAAAACCGGATCTTCTTTACCGGGAATCTCTTCCGCAAACGCCTCATAAACGTCTGATGGTCATCCTTAACGAGACTCCCGTCAGGCGGCAAATGATCGTCGTCATACGTGAGCGTAACAAAGCAATTGTCCTCATACAGAGACGCCTCATGCACACACCGTAACGCCCAGTCTTTCGACCGGGCCAGGCGGCAGCCGATGCACTGGCCGCACGCCACCTTAATCTCTTCCGCAGGCCCAGACGGGCGGGCAAAGACCACAGGCACCTTGCCCGCCTCCGTCCGCTGGCCGACGGCACGCCAGGCCGCCAAAGGGTGATAACAGGTCACAGCCTGATCCCCCCCCTCATCGGTCGACGAGGGACATTGCGCTTGTTCGTCGCGCTCGCCGTCCGCGTAAAGTCACGGCGTGCCGCCTTGCGACTAACTTTCTGGCGGTTCTTCATCCGGATCACCTCCTTTCAAACAACGCTTTGGCGTCATTATATCGCCGCAATCGCGGCGAACCTCCGAACGCCTCTTCAAACATCTTCTGCGGATCAAGATACTTATCATAGTACGCCTTCACCGCAGGCTCAACGCCACGGTCAACCGCCTTCTTCGTCAACCCACTCAACACACCACGCACGCCCTTCGACGTCACTGCACCCAGGCTGCCGAAAACGGTAGGCGATAGACCGGCCATCTGCGCCAACATCGCAGGCATCAGCAATCCACGAATATGCGGATTCTCGGCAAAATACTTCCACATTTCCCGCTTCGCCATCGTGTCCAACTCCGCCGATTCACGCGTCGCCGCCTTGGTTCTCAACTCTTCCTTGGCCGACTTCAACGCTATCGCACTAGACACACCTTGCCCGACCGCACTACCCATATCGGGCCACGTCGGGCTAGACGTACCAGGAGCATGAGCGCCAGATCCACCAGCACTCAAAATCGGATTCAGACCTGCCGCCTTCAAATCCGCCACTTCCATTTGATGCGCATTGCGCGCCATGTACTGCTGCCACTTCCGCGCTCGCCTCGCCTCCGCCGACGACAACGCACCACTACTCAGGCTGCCCAGCAAACTGCCGCCAGCCTGTACTGCACTCGCCGCAATCAAGGGGTTCATCGAAAGCTCCTAAAAATGGTCGATCAGGCCTGGCACCGAGTACGTTGGCATCGGACGCGTGCACACCACGTCAAAAAACGCGTCGAAGATAAATTCCGGCTCCGTCGGCACCGCCACCACGCGAGAAATCGGAGGATTTTCCTCGATAAAGTCCGCGTTAAGCACCGGCGGCGTCGCTCCAAAATCCTGCGACAGATGCCACACATCCAAAGACGTCGCATAGCTCGACCGCAGCTTGCCTGTAATTTGCGACATACCGTATCGGTATTCGGCCCAACGCTCCTGATAGCCAAACACGAGCTCGTCGTCACCCGTCCCCTGTGCATAGATTTCACGGTTCAGCACTTCCTGCTCACCGAGATGAGCCAGGGCAGGCCAATAGTAGTCAAACCGGGTCTGCCGACTCCACATCCGGTGGAGCCCCGTCTGGTACGTCAGATCGGCACGCACCGAAACAAGACCGATCAACACGCAGTGCTCCGTAAAACTCTTCGTGAAACCAATGCCCGTATGCTGCTGGTACCCAATCGCCGCCAGTGTCCCTTGCGGCGTTGTCCCGGCCTCCGACGTCTGCGCAATCGGCGAGATCACCACCGGCGTTGTACCGCCGCCCAGATACTCAGGACGTTGCAGCCGATAGTCGGGACTTTCGACCCGAAAATGACTCTTGAGCAGCTCGATATACCGAGTCCCGCCGCGAGCATCGCGCTCATACATCCGCTGCAGTTGAAACGCTTCGCGAAGACTGTTGATGGTCGCCGCCGTAGCACCAGACAAATCAGCCCAGAGATTCGCGGGCTGCATACCGCTGCCATACTCCAATGCACCCGTCGAATCACGAAACACATTACCACTCGTAAACACAGCCAAACTCTTGTTACTCACTGGCCAGGCACCCGTACCGCTGTCCCACATACGCATAGACTCACTCTTCCCAGCGTCGTACACACGATCGGCACCGGTCACCACCGGCGCCGTCGATCCCAACGGCAACTCGACGCCCGGGCCCTTCTGCGGCCACGGGAGGCAGCTCGTAAAATAGTCGTGCCGCTTGCCACGCCGCAGCAACACATAGTCAGTATCGGCGTCAGGGCCATCATCCGTATCCACGACGACACTGTCCTGCAAATTCTGGTCGCGGAACCATTCGTTATAGATCAGGTTGTACGCACGAAAATGAAGACTATTTACCTCCAAATTCGCGACTTCGGTGGGAATGCCGAAATAATCGGCCAGACTCCCAACAGCAAAACCGCCGACAGGGGCGGGCATCTGGGGCACCAGGTACGTCGTCGAGTCCGAGGGATTGTCCTTCTCGCCACAGAACCGCTGCCAGTTGCTCCACACCAAACGATTCGGGACGGCAAAGAAAAAGAAATCCATATGAAGATTATCCATAAACGGAACCAACGGCGTGGCCAGGCGAGCCACAGAGGACACGTTGACGCGGTACGTATCTCCAGGCAGCACCTCATCGACAAAAATGGGAATGAGGTATCCAGAATCGAACGTCGTCTTATATCCACGAGACCTCCGAAACGCACTCCTTTCCATGTTCGCCTGGGGCACCTCCGAGAACCGATGCGTCATAACGCTGGGTTGCTGGAACTTAATCACGATAGGAATCTCCATGTTAATTTGGGGGCTTTTAGGACCCGGGAGGCTTCTCGGGTCCACTCAGCACAGTAGAGAACAAGTACTCTACTGTGCAACACGCTCCCCAGGACCGCCACAGGCGGCCCCAGGGGAGCCAATAATCAGCCCTCAACAGGGCTCTCCGGGGCCTCAGACGGCCCCTCAGGCGGCAAATCCGGCTCGGGGGGCACGATCAGACCCAGGGCGACCGCCTCGGCTCGGTTACCCTCGTCCTCGAGAAACGCCAACAATTCGCCAGGGTCGTTCCGAAACCGCTTCCGGACATCCGCAGGAAGACTCAAGAAAGCATCCTCAGCAGCATGGACAGCATCCACCGCCGAATGGTAGTCAACCACACCGGTGAAGTCACCGTAACGAGGGCTGCCAGCTGCCACCGGCAGCAGGCCCGTCCGTTGATAGCGAGACACAATCGTATTGATATCCGTTT